TTGACATTGATCTGGGTTTTGGTGTGGTGCTGCGTGGTAACTCTGGTAGGGGGGTTAACATTCGCCTCTATGGAGTTGATGCACCCGAATCTCGTACTCGAAATAAGCAGGAGAAAGCGCATGGCCTACTCGCCAAAAGATATTTACAAGACAACCTCAAAGTCGGGGAGCGTTATATCCTCCGAACAAAGGAAAGGGGAAAATTTGGCCGATGGTTGGGCGAGATTAAAACGAGAAAGGGACTTATTACGAAGCTCCTTATTAAGAACAAACTCGCAGTTGTCTATTACGGACAGAATAAAAAAGAAATTAAAGCAAGCCATGAAGCTAACCGACAAGAACTAATTAAGCTCGGGTTACTGGAGAGATAAAGATATGGACATCATAACAGTAGACTTTGAAACGTATTACGACAAACAGTTTTCTCTCTCTAAGTTAACTACCGAAGAATACATCCGTAGTGACCAATTTGAAGTGATAGGTGTAGGTGTAAAAGTTAACGAAGGAGAAACTATTTGGCTCTCGGGAGATAAAGATGCGTTATACGATTATCTACACGCTAACTTTGATTGGGAAAAAAGTGCTCTCCTTGCTCATAACACTATGTTTGATGGTGCTATTCTTAGTTGGCTTTTTAATATTCATCCTAAGCTCTATCTTGATACTCTGTGTATGGGGCGTGCTATTGATGGGACGGAAGTATCTGCATCTCTCGCAGCGTTATCCGAACGTTACAGTCTTGGAGAAAAAGGAACTGAAGTAATCAATGCACTGGGGAAGCACCGTGAGGATTTTACTAAAGAAGAACTTTCCAAGTACGGGGACTACTGTGTAAACGATGTAGAGTTAACCCATAAGTTGTTTGCACAGTTTATGCGTACTCGGACATTTAATACTGCGGAACTTAAAGTTATTGACCTTACCTTACGCATGTTTGTAGAACCAGTATTTATACTGAATAGCCACAAACTTACAGCACATTTGCACAGCGAACAGATGAAGAAAACCCAACTCCTAGAGAACATTGGCCTAGACGAGACACAGTTAATGTCTAACCAGAAGTTTGCAGACGAGTTAATTAAGCTGGGCGTTACCCCGCCTGTCAAAATAAGTTTACGTACTGGTAAGGAAACATTTGCGTTTGCCAAGACTGACGAAGAGTTTACCGCTTTGCAAGCCCATGAGAATCCGCTAGTACAAAGGCTGGTAGAAGCTAGGATTGGTATAAAGAGTACATTAGAAGAAAAACGAAGCGAAAGATTTTTAGAGATAGCTTCACGTGGTTCTTTACCTGTACCCATCAAGTACTATGCTGCGCATACGGGGCGTTGGGGTGGCTCAGAAAAAATTAATCTTCAAAACCTTCCAAGTCGGGGAGACAATGCCTATGTTTTGAAGTCATGTATTGAAGCCCCACACAACCACACACTTATTGAAGCTGATTCAGCACAAATAGAAGCACGCATTCTCGCATGGTTTGCAGAACAAAATGATCTACTTGATGCCTTTAAGCGTGAGGAAGATGTATACACACGGATGGCAGCTACTATCTACAGTAAACCTATAGAAGACATTACTACAAATGAACGATTCATTGGTAAGCAAACAATTTTAGGGTGTGGCTACGGGATGGGTGCAACAAAATTTTGTGCTCAACTTAAATCGTTTGGGGTCGATGTAGAGGAAGCAGAAGCCACACGAATAATTGATGCCTACAGAGAGACAAATGGAGCCATTACTACTTTATGGCGTGACGCTCAAAGTATGTTGGTTAACATGGAGCAGGGCAATAAGGGGTTATTTGGTAGGCAAGGAGTCCTTACAATTGACCCGGAGGTTTATGGAATTAAGCTCCCGTCTGGTTTATTCATGTTCTACGATGCACTTAAGAGAACCGAAACTGAACGGGGGGTACAATTTTCTTATAGGACACGCACAGGGCAGACAAAGATATACGGAGGTAAAGTAATTGAAAATGTATGCCAAGCTTTGGCTCGGTGCATTATGGCTGACCAAATGGTACAAATCTCTAAGCGGTATAGGGTGTTGCTTACGGTACATGATTCTGTGGTATGCTGTGTTCGTGATGACGAAGTAGAGGAAGCAGCTACCTTTGTCAGTGAATGTATGCGTTGGACTCCAGAATGGGCAGAAGGCTTGCCTGTTCGTGGTGACGTGGACATTGGAAAAAATTATGGAGAAACGCACGCATGGAAACCAAACCCACTTGGTCCTTTAGTAGCCTAAAGACGTTTGAGCAGTGTCCTAAAAAGTATTACCACTTAAAAGTTGCACAGGACTACAAGGAAGATTTTGACACAGAACCTATTCTCTATGGGAACGAGTTTCACAAAGCGGCTGAAGAATATATTAGTCAAAATGTGACACTCGACCCGCGCTTTGAGTTTGCTCAACCGGTACTAGACAAACTTAATAGCATGAAAGGGGAAAAGTTGTGTGAGTACCGCATGGGGTTAACTGCCGATCTGGAACCGTGTGGGTTTTTTGACAAAGAAGTTTGGTGGCGTGGTGTTTCTGATTTGACGATTTTAGATCGTGAAAAAGGGATAGCCAAAGTTATAGATTACAAAACAGGAAAGTCTGCGAAGTACGCAGATAAAGGACAGTTGGAGCTTATGGCTCTAGCAACGTTTAAACATTTTCCTGAGATTAAAATTGTAAAAGGAGGACTTCTCTTTGTGGTGTGCAATGCGTTTATTAAAGACACATACACTATTGAGAATGAACCTAACCTCTGGCAAAAATGGTTAGGGAAATATGGAGAACTTCAACAAGCATTTGAGATAGATGTATGGAACCCCCGTCCTACGGGGTTATGTCGTGCTCACTGTATTATATTGGAATGTCCACATAACGGGAGGAAGTAATGCCGTACAAAAATCCTAAAGATAGACCTAAACAAGTTAACAAGCCTGTAGGCAGTAAACCATTTAAAGCACGTATGGAAAGACAACGGGCCAGACGGGCAGTAGATGCAAAAGGTACGGATGCTAACAAAAATGGTAAAGCTGATAGGCGCGAAGGCAAAGATGTTAGCCACAGTAAAGCGTTAAGTCGAGGGGGCAGTAATAAGGATGGAATACGAATTGAAAATAGGAGTAAAAACCGTGCCCGTAACTACAAAAATGTAGCCAGTAAAGGTGGCAACGTTAGAAAGGGCAGAATTACAGGACGTAAAAGATGAGAGTAGTGGACAACAGAGGGTTGTTACTCAAAGTTCGTAACCCTAACAAAATAACTACGGCTATCCCCAACAGTAAAAACTTGGGGCGTAATAACGTGTTAGTAAAATGGGGCGTAGACGAATCACGAGTACTGAAAAACCTTAATGTTAAGAATGTCCCTTCTCCTATTATGGGCAAGTATGAATGGCCGGGAAAGCACAAACCTTTTGACCACCAAAAAACAACCTCTGCTTTTCTCACAATGAACCGTAGAGGGTTTTGTTTTAATGAACAAGGGACGGGGAAGACGGCCAGTGCAATTTGGGCTTCGGACTTTCTAATGAAGGAAGGGATAATCAAACGTGTTCTCATAATATGCCCTTTATCTATTATGGACTCTGCATGGCGTGCGGATTTGTTTAAATTTGCGATGCACCGTACAGTAGATATTGCTCATGGACCAAAAGCCAAGCGAGAAGCCATCATTAACAACGGAAGTGAATACGTTATTATTAATTATGATGGGGTAGAAATAGTAAAAGACACTATTGAAAAGGGGGGATTTGATCTAGTCATTGCTGATGAAGCTACTCATTATAAAAATGCCCAGTCGAAACGATGGAAAGTTTTAGCGAGTCTAATCAAAGCAGACACATGGTTGTGGATGATGACAGGCACGCCAGCTGCTCAATCTCCTTTAGACGGATATGGATTAGCCAAACTGGTTAACCCTAAAAGTGTGCCTATATTTTTTGGAGCGTTTAGAGAACTTGTTATGTACAAGGTCACCCAATTCAAATGGGTTCCTAAACCCAATGCTACCACGGTAGTATTTAATGCACTCCAACCAGCTATTCGTTTTACTAAGGAAGAATGTCTGGACTTGCCAGAAATGACTTATACCCATAGAGAGGTAGCCTTAACCCCACAACAAAAGAAGTACTACAAAATCCTTAAGAATCAAATGGTAGCCATAGCAGATGGAGAACAAATTACAGCTGCCAATGCTGCGGTAAACATGAATAAACTCTTGCAAATATCTTGTGGAGCTGTGTATACCGATTCAGGTGAGACTATAGAGTTTGACATCAAGAATCGTTACAAAGTTTTGCGTGAAGTCATTGATGAATCGAGTCAGAAAGTGTTGATCTTTGTACCGTTCAAACATGTTATTGATTTGCTACAAGAAAAACTTACGAAAGATAAGATAACCAACGCAGTCATACGGGGAGATGTCAGTGCCTCTAATCGCACTAGAATTTTTGATGAGTTTCAAACTACAGATAATCCTGAAGTTTTAATTATTCAACCACAAGCGGCTTCACATGGAGTAACGCTTACAGCTGCTAATACTATTGTATGGTGGGGGCCAACCTCTTCTCTGGAAACTTATGCACAAGCCAATGCCAGAGTCCACAGGTCAGGACAAAACCACCCGTGTACTGTGGTACAACTTCAAGGTTCGCCTGTTGAAAACGCCGTATACCGCATGTTGGACAACCGAATTAGTGTCCATACTAAAATGATAGATTTATATAAAGAAGTGCTTGAAAGTTAAATAAAAGGCACTATAATACGAAATACGTTATTTAATTTAACTAAACACAATAATTGGGGAGAATAATTGTGGCTGATAACACTGATGCAGTTAGTGTAGATAGACTTGTCTCTGTCTATTTAAAGATACGCGATAAGAAGGATGCCATTGTCAAGCAACTCAAAGCGGAGGAATTACGCCTTAATGAGAAGCTGGATGTGGTTAAAGGTGCTCTTTTAGAACACTGCAAAACTAACGAAGTTGAATCCGTCCGTACACGAGAGGGCACATTCTTTCGGCAAGTGCGTACTAAATACTGGACATCCGATTGGGAGTCCATGAATACATTCATTATGGAAAATGATGCTGTAGGTCTTTTGGAGAAAAGGCTGCACCAAGGAAACACGAAACAGTTTCTTGAGGAAAACCCTGACAAACTTCCACCGGGGTTAAATGTGGATAGTGCCTATACAGTTACTGTAAGGAGAAGCAAGAAAAATGACTCAAACGAGTGATAAATATTTACCAATAGAAGATTTGGCCAACCACTTATCAGTCACAGTAAGTACCATTCGTGGTTGGGTAAGGAAGGGCCACATACCTCCTGATTGTTATTTGAAGGTAGGAAAAAGGACATATCGTTTTAACATTCCTGCGGTGGTAGAAGCTTTGAAACACAGCAACCAGTCTGAGTTTTATGGGTTTGATGTAGAAGAACCTTCTACCCAACAAGAACCTGTAACGATAAATGCAGCTCCTTACGAGCCAGATTAATGGAACCCACAATGCAAGAAGACAATGGAACAATAAATGTCCAAGATTTTTTGACACGCATTCAACAACCACCTAAAGAACCAGATGTAACACCCATGTTTTATGGTAGGAAAATAAGTTTAAGAAATGCAAAATTTTCTTTTTTAGAAAATGGCGTAGAAGTAAGACCTCAAACAGAGGGGCCAATAGATACTATTCTTATTAAAGCGGCTCCCATTTCCCGTTCTTATTATGAGGGAGAGTATGACGAGGCTAACCCTACCTCTCCAACGTGTTGGGACGATGATACTCGTGAAGGCCGTCCTTCTTCTTTAGTACCCGAGGAAAACATACAATCCCCTACTTGCTTTGATTGTAAGATGAACATTAAAGGATCGGGGAAGGGGGATAGTCGGGCGTGTCGTTTTCACCAACGCATAGCTGTAATGTTGGCCGACTCAGAAGGTAGTATAACTGATCCAACTCTCTACCAAATCCAATTAGCAGCAACGAGTATATTTGGGGATAACCCACATAAGATGGCCATGCAAGCTTATGCACGCCATTTAAACACTCACAAAACTCCTCTTGCATCGGTCATTACGGAAGTGCATTTTGACAGGAGTGGTGTGACACCTAAATTATTATTTAAACCTAAACGTCCAGTAACTGAAGAAGAATTTACATTAGCAGTAGCTGCACAAAAAAATCCTGAAACTGATAACGTATTATCTAGTAGCACAGGTATTCAATCTCCTTTCTCAGTTGAGGAAGGTTTTATTTTTAAGAAGTCGTAACAGGAGAAACAAATGTCTGACACAAACTCTTACGTAATAGAAAACGTAGATGCGCTTTACCCCCGAATAAACCAAACGTATAAATTCGATACTACAGCTGGGAAAAGTGTCCCATGCGCACCTGAAACTGAGAACGCCGCTTACAGTATGAAATTCAGGATGAACAAAACTCAGGCTACCCAGTTATATCACGCGATGAACGAATCATGGACTACCTGTGATAGACGCAAAAAAGATTGGCCAGAAAAACTAACACCGAATTGTTTTGAAAGAGATGAAGAGGATAAAGAAGTTTTTATAGGTAAGGTTTCACTAAACGGAGCGTACAACAATAAGCTTACAACGCCTCCTAAACAATTTGATTCTAAAAACAATTTACTACCTGCCGATTTCTTATTGACTACAGGCAGTACAGTAAACATTAATGTTACATTTTATCCTTATGGGCCAAACCCCCAAAAGCCCGAAGGTGGAGTAGCGTTACATATACGCGCAGTACAGGTAATTAAGTATGTACCAATGGCCCTCCGTTCTCCTTTTGAGGAGGTAGCTGATGGTTATACCTCCAATGGCGACAGCTCTCCCACTGAAACCACAGCCGAAGAATTGTTTCCTGATAAGCCTACTGAGGATACCCTTCCTGATAACCCCGAACCGAGTTCTCTTGAAGTAAATGAAGATGTATTTGATGAGCCTAAAGTAAAAAAATCTAAAGCGACAACGCCGCCTCCTAAAAAGGATGATGATCTAGGGGCACTTCTTGACGAATTTGATGACTAATTACTTATGCAAACATCAGACTTTCTTAGTAAAGTTCTGAGTGATGATGGTTATTATTGTGTAGTAGGCGCTAAAGACGGTAAATTTAACCAGAAGTTTTTTAGCACATTAGATTCGATTGTTGATACTGCATCTAGTTTACACCTAGATGGCAATGATGTGTTCTTTGCTTTGGGTACTTTTGTTGAAGAAGGTAAACGGACTACCGAAAACCTCAAGTACCTAAAAGCATTTTTTCTGGATATAGATTGCGGAAAAGAAGGCCAATACGCTACTAAAAAAGAAGCCATAAACGCTCTTAAAGCTTTTCGCACACATTATCAGTTACCTCGCTGGACCTACGTTGTAGATTCAGGATCGGGTATGCACGTCTATTGGGCACTCACTACCGCTATTACTCTTACTGAATGGAAACCCGTTGCTGACCAACTTAAACAAGCGTGTATAGATTTTGGTTTTGGAA